ACTTGTACTATCTCCATTTATTCTTACAGTTCCACTACTAAACGAACCACTTCCACCATCTCCATATATTCTTGCTTGTAATGTTACGGATGTTGTGTTGTTAGTTGTATTTTGTGAGTTATATTTTCCATATAATCTAAGTTCTGAATATGTAGAAGTTTGTACTGATGCTAGTCTTTGATAAGATGTTGTTAATGTTGTCGCCATTTAACCATCTCCTAACTATATAAAAAGAATAAGCAATCTTCTTCTACTGTACTTGGTAAACTTGTTCCTGTTTTTACTTTTAAGTTTTCCCTTGCTGTTAATGGTGTATCAAAGTTGTTATTACATTGTCTTGAGTTTGTTAATCTTGTATCACTTGTTGTTACATAATTCATTGTTCCTGTATTTATTGTTGGAACTAATGTGTTGTTTATATAATCTTTTATTTCTGCACCAGCATTATCAAATTGTTGTTTTAATTTACTTGATGTCATTCCATCCATTGTATTTGGTTTGTCTGCTAGTGATTGTATATAATTTACTCTCGCATTACATTCAGGTAAATTCATAATTCTTTCTCCTTCCTATTTACTTTCTCCACTAGACTCCATCTTTAATGCAAGTTCTAGTATTGTACAATCTGAACCTTCGTTGTTATCTATTGTTATTTTTAGGTTTGTCCATTTTTTTGCTTTTAGTTTTAATCTAAATGGTTGTGGGTTATATGAAACTTCAAAACTCCAATTGTTAAAGTCAGTATCTTCAACATCTAATGTACTGAATGAGTAGTTTATTGTTTTTGTATGTTCTGACCTTTCTTTGTTTGTTATAAATCCTATTGTTGCACTTGAGTTTGATTGAGGTTGCATTGTTACCCATACTTTTCTTAATGTCTTTCTTAAATAAGATGCACCAAAGTTACTAAAATTCATTTCCCAGTGTGCATTTATTGTCGTTCCATCAAAGTCTTGGTAATTAGCATCCCATTTAACTAACTTACCATTGTCTAATGCCATATACATACTACTTCCTACTACACAAAAACTATCAGGATTTGCTGGTAGTAATAATCTTGAGTATGTATCATTAGCATAGTTGTATATATAAACCCTGTTTCCTATTGCTAACCAGTATTGGTTTCTATCTTGGAAATCACATGTTTTAGCACTTCTTAAATCATAAGAAACTAAATCATCTTTTATCTTTGCAGAGATTACTGTCATATTTCTTTCATCTCTTACATTTGTTGATTTCCATCTTATTATTTGACCTTGTTCTATTGTTACTGGGTCATTGTTTAACACTTGCCCTTGAGCAAATGCTATATTTCCATGTACTTCATTTAATGGGAATGTTTGTACTGATGCTGTTGAATATCCATTTACATCAATTACATCTATTGTCATGTAATAAGCTTCTGGTTTATTTGTTGTTACAATTAATCTATCGTATTGTCTAGTACAATCAGTAACACTAAAGTTTGATACTCCAATGTCTGCTTGGTTTGTTGCTGGGAAATATTCAGCACTTGGTACTCCTCCAGCAGTTGCACTGTATCTTATTCTATTTGGTTCATTTGGATTACCATATAAGAACACTTTTGTGTCTACATCTCCACCAAAGACAATTCCTGCTCTCATATTATTGATAAGATTTCTATCGCCATCATCTTTAGTCCAATATATATCTACATTATCATTTCCCTCTGATGGTGCATTTGAAAATGTTACTATTCCAGTAGATGTGTCTACTGAATAAGCACTACTTGATATTTCACTACCATTTACTATTACTTTGTAAACATTATCTATATTTGTTTGTGCTAATAAATATTGTGTTGCTGTTCCATCTCCATTGAATTGTTGGTGTTTCTTACCAGTTAATATGTTTATAGGGTCGTATTCAGTTCCTCCACCTGCTGGTGATGAACCTATAAATACCAATGGAACATATCCTTCAACATCTTTTAGTGTTGTTCCATCATAGCTTTTGTATTCACTTCCTGTTAGGATATAAACTTTTCCATCAAATAAAAAGAAGGTAGTATCACTGTCCGTAATGCTACCTATCTCTGTTGGTGTTAATTGTTCCCATGTTGAGTCATCGTCTAGGTCGCTTTTTTCTATTTGATAAAGCTTACCATTAGTTGCTATTAATAAATAAGTATAAAGTCCTGTTTTATATTCGTATAATCCTCTTATTGGAGTTTCAAAATTAAATACAGTTTTATACCCATCAGCTTTCTTTAGCTTGTAGTCGTTTGTGATAACAAAGTTATCCATGTTTCCTGACTCTCCATCTTTTATTTGTGTATCTCCAGTTTTAGTGATGTTTAATCCTAAAAAGTTCTTTATTACAAAAGGTGCTATGTCTGTGTTTGTTTGAATTACACTCATTTAATCACTTCCTGTCTTAATAAGTTAGTGTAGCATCGTACACATCCTCTATCTTTTCTCTTGCTACTGGTTTTGGTTTAACAAAGAATGCAAATAATCTTTCGTATTCTTGTTGCATAAAGTTTGCTAATGTTTTATTTTCATCTGCTAATAACTTTGATGCTAAACCATAAACGAGTAATGTGTTTGCTTGTATATCTTCTACTTGTACATAATTGTTTTCTAAGTCAGTTATTGGTACTGGTCTTATATGGTCTTCATATTTTCTAAATCTATTTTCTACACCTATGATTTCATTTTGTAATGCTGTTAGGATATATGGAGCTCTTGCTTTATATTCTCCAACTGATTGTTCATCAACTTCTCCAGTTTCTAGCATTTCATCAATCATAGCCATTGTTGTTTTAAATACATCTATCGCTTTCATACTGTTTCTCCTTTCATATCAGAGGAGTATTGCTACTCCTTTCATATCAAAGGAAAAATCCTTTGATTTTTAAATACTGTTATTAAGCAGTATAGTGTGCATAAGCTCCATCTTTTTTAGCATCAAGAACGAATGCATCGTAATATACACGACCTTCAACTAAGTTTCCATTGATTCCAGGTGGATTGTCATGTACTTTGTATTCTGCTAATTTGTCAGCAGCTACTGTTACACTTGGATGTGTAATAATGAATGCACAATTTGCTGGTAAATAACTATCAGGTACTCTGATTAGTTTAACTCCATCAATTTCTCCAACTTGTCCATTTACTAACATCTTTTGAGACATATCTCCAGATTTAATAAATGTACTGTCTTGTTTAATTAATGAATAGAAAGTAGCTCCGATTGCTGCAACTCTTCCAGCTGTTGGTACTTTTTTGTTATCTAATACTTTTTGCCCATCTAAGAATTTAGAATAAGCATTAGAAGCATTGATTGCTGCTGTTGCAGTGTTTCCTGCTGCTACTGCTCCTGCTGCTATTTGAGCTAATCTATAAGCATCTTTTGTAGGAACAATAACTTCATCAATTTCACGTTGTAATGCTTTTCCAGCACCTTTTACGTTCATTTGGTCTACATTGTTACCTTTGTCGATAATGAATGTAAATCCTTTATCTTGTGTTAATGTATAATCTTTTTCAGAATCTTCTAACTCTGCTGGAGTTCCATATCTGTTAGATGCTGCTGTTCTGTCGTAGTCATTTAATGCTACTGTTGGGATTGAATAAACATGTAATGTTTTAACTCCTTCCCATGTATAATCGTGGTTTACAAAAGCTTCAGTTAATGATTTTAATTTAAATCTTTCATCAACTTTAGCTGCATATTTTTCGGCTAAATTTACTCCTGCCATAATTTATTTCATCTCCTTCAAAATTTATTAATCATCGGAATAGAAACCTTCTAAGAATGGGTCTATTGGCTCGTTTTTCTTAGTTGGTCCACTCTCCGTTACACTGCCAATTGAACTTTTTGCATTCTTACTGTTTGTTTGTTGGATGCTAAGTTTTGTTTGTAAATCCTTAATCAACCAATCTTTATATGCACTTGTAAGATTGCTATGTTGGGCTGCTTCATAAACTTCTTTAGGAATGTCTTCAGCTTTTACATCTGGAAATGCTGCTACAAAGTCTGCATATTCTTGCTCTTCTTTATGTTTAGCATTTTGTGCTTCTTCACGTTCCTTTAATTCGTTTTCTTTAGCTTGTAATTGCTTTCTTAATTGGCTTGTTGCAATTACTTCCCTAGCAACATCCTCAGGTACTCCGTTGTTTATCATCTCTTCAAGTCTTTCTTCTTCACGAGCTTTTTCTTGTTCTCTCTCGTATTCTTCAACTTGTTCGATGTACTCATCAACTGTTAGTCCTAATTCCTTTGCTTTCTTAGAAACATATTGTTCAACTTTACTATTTTGTAGAGCTTCATATTGCTCATTCTTTTTGTCATAGTTAAGTCCTTTTTGAAAGTTTGTTATTAGGTCATCAATACTGTCGACTTTGACTGATTCCCCATTGTATTTAACTTTCTTTGATAATGCTTCTAATAGTGGTGCATAATCCACTTTGTCATCCTCTTCTTCTTTCTCCTCTGTTTCGTTTGGTGTACTACTTTCTTCGGTTTCATTAGAATTGTCTGACTCTTCTACACCGTTTTCGATGACATCTTCATCTACATCGGCGAAGAAATCTTCATCTGCTACTTCTGTTTCAGTAACTGGTGTGTTGCTTTCAACATTTTCGTTTTCCATTTAATTTTTTCCTTCCTTGCCTATGGTTGGGCATTGGTGCTTGAAAACACCATAAAAGGAAGTATTTCTACTTCCCTATGTGCTGTCTTCAAACTAATCTAATTTATTTGCAATTTTTTCAAAATCTTTTGCTTTAGCTTTTAATTTTTCGATTGCTTTCTTTTTTAGTTCTTTATCTTCTAAAATCTTTTGATACTCCATTAAAGTATGCATAGCTTCTTCAACTTTCCATTCTTCTTCTCTTTTAGTATCTTCTTTAGATGTTTCTTTAACTTCTATCTTCATGATTGCATTCCTCCTATTTGACTAAGTTTATTTAAAGCTTCATCATCGTTTCTCCCTACTTCTGCTTGGTCTGTCATTAATTCAGCATACCCAGGAGCTCCCATATTTCCAGTTTCTTCTAATGGTGCTGGTGCTTCCATATCTTGCATTTGACCCATTCCTTGAGTTCCATTATCTAATGCACCCATCATTTGTAATACTTGTTTTTCCATATTCTCTGGAGACATTTGCATTAAGTTTGCTCTTACCTCTTGAGGAAGTCCATCTATATATTGACCCATTAAGTTATATATTGCTTGTTTATATAAATCATTGGCTTCAATAGAATTAATTAGTTCTTGTTTTTGAGGTATCAATTCATCTGGTACTCTCTTTAAGTATTCAACAAATTCTATCATTCCATTGTTAAGTAGGTTATCTAATGTTTGTAGACTAGCAATTTCACTAAAGTATGAAGCACTACCAACATCAGTTTTAACATGTAACCACATTCCTTTTAGAATTGAGAAATCAAACATCTCTACTTCTCTGTTTTGGTCTGTTTCTACTACTACTGGTCTTATTCCATAGTTAGTTGCCATCATATCTATTAATATACGACCACAATCTTCTACAAATTCATAGAATGCTGCTTTTACATTCTCTAGTGGTACTGCTGCACTCTTTTGTATTGCTATGATTGCTGTTGCATTATTCATTGTTATGTTTCCTAATGAAGCATCTCCAACTCCTAATGTTTCTTTTGTATATTGCATAGCTAACTCAATTGCATTCATTATTTGTCCACTCATTGTTGCTGGTTCTAAGTAACCTGCTAAATTGTGTACGTTTTCTCCATTTAGGTTAGTTATAGGAATGGCTGCTCCTATTTCATTTGTCCATCCCTCTATTCTATCAGCATCATATACTGCTGTTGGGAATGATGTTAGCATTAAATGGTATATTACCATAGCAAACATCTTATTTATTGCTATTTGGTTTGGTATTATACCAGTTGTTTCTGCTCTACCATGATATGAACCTTTTACTTCTTCCCAGTTGCCAAATGCTAATGGATAATATTCATATCCTGTATCTTTATCTTCATAAATGTAACAATTTTGTACATATTTATGTGCAAATATTTTTCCATCTCTTTTGAAGTATTTAATTACATATAATGCTTTTTGGAATCCTTCTGCATCAGCTTCTACTTTACCGTTATCTCCCATTTGATGCTCTGTATCGTCATCAGCTTCAATGTATCTCCAACCATCATCACCTGGATTGTTTTTCTTATACTCTTCTCTTAGATTTTTTACTAAATCTCTTCCTATGATTAAGATATATGGTTGTTTTTCAACTTTTCTTGTATTTGGATTACCAAACATTACATTTGTAGCATCTATTATTTCTGCTTTGATTACACCTTTTATATCTGGATGACTTTGTTTAAATGGTTGCTCTGTTGTATCAAAATACCAATGTAAGCAAAAATCTCCAGTATCAAATCCATCTGCTAGTAATGTTCTTGATAAAGAGTCAAAGTTTATATTCTCTAATATATTCTTTATTTCTGCATTTGCTAAATCAGTATCTCTTACTTTTTGTTGCATTGTTACATCTAAACTTTGAGGTCTATATTCCATAGGTGCTATGCTTATTGCTATATTGTCAGTTTTTAAAGATGCAATTTTAAATTGCTTTACTCTTTTTATAATATTGAATACTGGTTTAGGTAGACCATCAGCTACTACATTTCTCCATTGGTCGCCATTTGCAAAAGCTATATTTGCATCTATTGTTTCGTAATAGTTCTTATCACTACCATATAGAGCATTATTGTACTTTATTCCTGCTTCATACAATGCCCAATCTTTATCTATATCATTCTCTATCTTCTTAGTTTCATCTATTAATTCATCTTTTGCCATTTAATCACCTACTTTCTTATTCTTCTTGCAATTCTTTCATCATAGTTCATTAAATTATCAAAAGCTGTTTTCATTCTTTCTTGTTTTTCTCTTTCTTCTTTTGTTAATTTAACTTCTGCTTTAGGTTTTTCTTCTGGCTCTTTTTTTTGTTTTAATAATTCTGCACTTCTATTTAACTCTATTTCAATTATTCTATCTCTTAGTTTATCTTGTCTTTTTTCTAAAAGTCTTACCCAAAACTGTAATACTAAGATTAGTAGAAATAAGAGTAATAATAATATGTATTCCATTCTAACCTCCATATTTCATATAAGAACTTGTCGCTTTCGCTCCAGCAATTCCTAATATTCCTTCTCTTCTTCTTGCTTCAACACTTTCTAAGTATCTCTCTTCATCTTCGCTCATTATCTTTGTTGCTTTCGTTCTTTCTATACAAAATCCTCTTAATGCATCAGGTGCATGTGTAAATTCATGTGGTTCTTTTGCTACATCGTTAGGGTTCTTTTCATCGTGTTGAATTACTGGTAATGTTCTTAATATATTTAAACAAGTATTGAAGAACTTTAATTTAGCTGTTTTCTTAACTTCGCCTGTTTGTTCATCCTCTATTTCAAATACTTTTAAATGTTCTGCTACTGCATACCATCCTTGTATTCTATTGTTTGCACTTCGTCTTAATATGACACCGTTTTCTCTAAAGATGTCATAAGCACTCTTACCTGTATCGTTTCTTCTATTCCATAAGTCTGGTGGTGCATAAGTACATTTAATCTTATCATCACCATTTACTTCTATTATTCTTTGTGCTGCTGCACTTATTATTAAGTTACTTTCATATAACTCTTTATAGACATATTCGTTACCTTTTGTATCTACTGCTATCCATAGACATGCTAACATATCTAATCCGTAGTCTATCGTTCTATATCTATCCCATTCTTCAGGTATTTCAAATGGTTCTATTACATGTATCTTTCTATCAAACTCTGTAAAGTATTGACCATCAAATATATCCCAGTTTCCTTCTCTTAATGCTTTTCTTTCTTTCTCTGGTAAAGCATCTAGTCGTTTTTCATAATCTGGGTCTAGTTCCATTAAAAACCTGTTATCAGTTACAAATGATGGAATAAATATTCTCGTAGATTCACTTCCTGTTTCATTTCTTACTTTATGTACTTGATTAGGTGGCCCTATATCTACAAATCTCTCTTTTACCCATTGGTGCCCTACTCCTCCTGGGTTTGTGCTACTCTTCATTCCTTTTGGATATTTATTAGCACCACGACATCTTGAAATCATATATACATACATAAATTCAGTAAAGTGTGTTAATTCATCAAATCTTATTACATCATATTCAGCACTTTGGTATTGATATACATCTTTTTCGTTATCTATATATCCAAAGTCGATTAACGAACCATTTTTAAAAGTCCAAACATGTTTTGAGTTATTATATGATGCTATTTCTCTAGGATATAAATCAAGAGATGTTCTTATAATTGACCTCTCTAGGTCTGGAAATGTTCGTCTAAAGATTATTTGTTTACTACCTGGATATTTTACTGCATATTGTAAGGCATCTACTATTTGTCCATAAGACTTACCTCCACCAGCAGCACCACCAAACAGTGTTTCAAATGCTTCAGAATTTACGAAATCTCCCTGTTTCTTCGTTAATTGTATATCCATCCTAGCACCTCTTTCAGAATTTATTTAACTTCTTTACAAATTCCTAGTTTAATTAATTTTGCAGCTTCTTCATCAGTTACTTCTATAATATCTCCCTCAATAATATAGTTTCTAAATGTATGTGCTTTTGGAGTTAATTTAATGATATCTCCATATTTATCGTATTCTATTGTTTTTAATACTTCTAATTCTTTACCTTTTTTAAGTTCAGGTTTCTTTTCTTCCTTGATTTCTTTTATTTCTTCTTTCTTTATTTCTTTTTTTTCCATAATTTTTCCTCCTATTTCATTACCATCTTTGTAAATAATATGGTTTTATTAATAACTTCCCTTTTGAAGTTTTATCTTCTTTATGTTCGCTTTCAAAGCTCCTTAACAAATACTCTATTATTTGTCTTTGCTCTTTTGTTGGTTCATGTTGTTGTTTATTTATAAACTCAAATATCTTATTTAATGCTACATAAGTATCAGGGTCAGCAAATTCAATAGTATGTAAATATTGATGTGGTTTACTCATTAATAAAGCACCATTCTCAACAATCTCCAACCCCCCATCACATTTCTTTATAATATGATGAAATGTCATTTGATTCCTTACTACTTTATAATTCATCCAATCTAAACCACTTAATGGTTTATATATTCGTAACATTTCTCTAGTTATTTGTTTCATTCAAACCCTCTATAATAATCTCTAACTTTTCTATATCATCCATAGCATAGTGCTTTGTAATACTCATCTCTACTACTTGTGTATCATCGCTCCATGCTACTCCATTTAAGCCATCTAATACACTCTTCGCAATATTATCTATATCAGGTTTCATCATATAGACTTTTCCAGGAAGTTCTGCCTTTTTCTTCTTTGTATAACTTACAGGTATTTTAAAAAAAGCATTAATTCTTATCTTTAATGCTCCCTCATATATCCCACCTGTATAACTCTCTTTTATTAAACTCTCATAATCATGTGTCTTCTTAGGAGTATATGTTCTTACATATCCACCTATTCTCGTAAATCTAGGTCTTCCTTTTCCTACGATGTTCCCTATTACTTCAAATTTTTCCATAAAAAAAGAGATTCCTTTCAAATCCATTTTTAAAACCCCATACCCCTACAAAGCAGGGGGGATGCTTGTATATTAATATATACAGAGGCATAAAGCATCCCTTTAGAACATTATATATGCTAGGAGTGATATTATATATGTTCTTCGATACAGACCATAAAAGACTTATAAATAATCTGTATCGAACAGCACATTTAAGCTGTTCACCCATTTTCATCAATTATTAAAGAAAGGTACAATTGCAACAGTTATACTCTTGTATGCTTGAGTTCACTTTGTTCACTCATAGGCACTCTGGATAAATCCATCGCTTCTTGAGTTTACTTCGTTTCTTATAAAGCATTCTTCATAATTTTAATGAAATAATTAAAAATAGAAAGTTCGGTACTCTTATAAGTACCATAGAATAGATATAATCCTGAACTTGTAGAAACTGCCATTTTTATATCTACTCTATGCTACCTACTAGAGATAGCATCTACCAAAATCACTTATTTTTATAAGCACCACATAGGTAATAAGTATCTAAAGGGTAACAACTCTAAAGGACATAAAAGAGTTATATTCATAACCTACTACCTATGTGCTACCTACAAAGGTAACAAATATACGTTAAGAATGTTTAATTACGATAATTCTAATAAATTCCTTTTATTTCTTGTTATATGTGTGAATATATATATAGGTATCCTGGCTGTGCGTGAACACTCCTTTTATTGACACGTGGTATATAGGAGGGGGGTATGGGTATACCTTAGGTACTATGTACCTATCCTCCCCCTCTCCCTCGTGTGTGTACGCTTGACACGCTACTTGACATGTCTAGTTATTATTATTTGTCAATGTTTATGTTAATATTGAATGAATTGTTTGACGTTGACAAGTTATCCTCTAATCTTGTTTTATCATATAATATTCCTATTGTAGTTGACAGTTGACTTATGTTTACATTGTCGTTGTCAAGTTGGTTGTCTATTCTGTCAAGTGCTTTGTTTATGATGTTATTTGCTTTTTTGGTGAAGTTCTTTTTGTATCTTTTTATACTTTCATTAATAATTAAATCAGTTTCTTGACTTGTAAACTTATGTACAATATCGTAAAGTGTACGTTTAGAAATATCATATTTTTTACAAATTGACATAATATTAGTATTAGTCTTATTTAATGTATATTCAAGTAGTATTGCTTTTTTATCTTCTACTGTCAATTTGTAGTTATGTTTACTTGATTTTACTTGTAAATCATTCATGCTATCGCCTCGCTTGACATGTACTCAATTATCGCTTGTGTAATATCTTTACACTATCATTGTATCACTTATAAACTGGTAATAGTTGGTAAACTTTCTTTTTTGCGTATAAGGTTATATATATCCTTTAGTTGCTGTTCATTTGACTTTTGCTTTGGTTGTTTTCTTACTATATCATTTTTTTATATTGTTTTTTTGCTTATTTTATAAGGGTTTTAATAGTTTTTATGAAGTTTTTTTAACAAATTTTAAAAAAAGTGTTGACTTGCTATATATAAAGTGCTATATTTAAAGTGCATCAAGGGAAAAAGCAACTTG